TCCTATAAAATTCCGTCCAGAAGACTCACAAGAAACTCCATCAAGGAGAGTTATAGTCAGGAGGAACGTAGGCAGGAATTACGAGGGCTTGACACCACGATCGACTGGAAGAACACGGGCGACAACTCGTACGATGGAGAGAAATTACAACTCCTCGTCCACGACGAATCGGGGAAATGGGAAAAGCCGGATAATATCCTCAACAACTGGAGGGTCACGAAAACGTGTCTCAGGCTCGGTGCAAAAATAGTTGGCAAGTGCATGATGGGATCTACATCTAATGCAATTGATAAAGGAGGTGATAATTTTAAAAAATTATATTACAATTCAGATGTTACAAATAGAAACCGCAATGGCCAGACTGCAAGTGGACTATATTCTTTGTTCATACCTATGGAATGGGGATACGAAGGGTTTATTGATAAATTCGGATATCCTGTCTTCGAAGCTCCATCAGAACCGATTAAAGGAATTGATGGAGAGCAGATTTTTAATGGAGTCATCGATCATTGGAACAACGAGGTCGAAGGTTTAAAAAATGATAGTGATGCTCTTAACGAATATTATAGACAATTTCCAAGATCTGAAAAACACGCGTTTAGAGATGAAACTGTAAATTCTTTATTTAATCTAACTAAAATATATGAACAAGTAGATTATAATGAGGAGATGACTTTAAAAGGTTATGTAACAAGAGGATCTTTTTCTTGGAAAAATGGAATAAAAGATACAGAGGTTGTATGGTCACCAAATAAAACAGGAAGATTCAATCTATCTTGGATACCACCTGTTTCTTTACAAAATAATATAATTACAAAAAATGGAACTAAATACCCTGGTAATGATGGCCTTGGATCCTTCGGCTGCGATAGTTATGACATTAGTGGTACTGTCGGTGGTGGCGGTTCTAATGGTGCTCTTCACGGATTAACAACCTGGAGCATGGTTAGTGACGTTCCAAACAGTAAATTTTTTTTAGAATATATTGCAAGACCACAAACCGCAGAAATATTTTTTGAGGATGTGCTTATGGCGTGTATATTCTATGGCATGCCTATATTAGCAGAAAATAACAAACCAAGATTATTATATCATTTTAAAAGAAGGGGTTATAGAGGTTTTTCTATGAACCGCCCCGATAAAACAAAAATTAAATTATCTAAAACAGAATTAGAGCTAGGTGGAATACCTAACTCTTCGGAAGATATTAGACAAGCACACGCCGCTGCAATTGAAACGTACATAGAATCTCATGTAGGTAACTTGGGTGAATCTCACGGAAATATGTATTTTCAAAGAACCTTAGAAGATTGGGCTAGATTTGATATTTCAAAGCGAACAGCACATGATGCTTCTATTAGTAGTGGACTTGCTATAATGGCTTGTCAAAAACATTTATACCGCCCCGTAGGGGAAAGAAAAATAAAAAAGCTTGATTTTGGATTATCTAAATATACAAATTCAGGATTAAGAAGTCAGATAATAAAGTAAATATGGCAAAAAATAAAGGACAAATAACACAGTTTCCGAGTCAAGCGGTTTCAGATGCGGTTAAAAAATCTAAAGATTATGGTTTATCTGTAGCTAGAGCAATTGAGCAAGATTGGTTTAACAAGGATAACGGGTCCGGAAGATATTACCAAACACGTGATGAATATCATAGACTAAGATTATATGCTAGAGGAGAGCAGTCAATAAAAAAATACAAAGATGAATTTGCTATTAATGGAGATCTTTCTTATTTAAACCTTGACTGGAAGCCAGTACCTATCGTACCTAAGTTTGTAGATATAGTTGTAAACGGTATGCAAGATAGACTTTTTAGTATTAAAGCTTTTGCTCAAGACCAAATATCAACTGGTAAAAGAACAAAGTTTGTTAATAATATTCAAAGGGATTTAGCTGCTAAAAAAATACTAGCAGATATTGAAGCGGAATTAGGTGTTAATGCTAGAAATGTTCCAGAAGAGGATCTGCCTGCGAATACAGAAGAGCTTGAACTTTTTATGCAGCTTAATTATAAGCAGGGTATTGAAATTGCTCAGGAGCAGGCTATAAACAATGTTTTTCTTTCAAACAAATACGACGAAATAAAAAGCAGAATTGATTACGATTTAGCTGTTATAGGTATCGGGTGTGCTAAGCATTCTTTCAATAACACTGACGGTATCAAACTTGACTATGTAGACCCTTCAAATTTAGTATGGTCTTACACAGAAGATCCTAATTTTTCTGATTGTTATTATTTTGGTGAAGTAAAAAAAATAAAATTAAACGAATTAAAAAAGCAATTCCCATCTTTAACAGATGAAAAAATTGCTGAGTATACAAAAAAAGGTTCAAACTGGGTAGATTATAATAGTATAGGTAACAAAAGCGGTAGTGCTATTGATGATAACAATGTTGTTACTGTTTTATATTTTAATTGGAAAACTTGGGAAAACAACGTATATAAAATAAAAGAAACTTCTACTGGCGCAGAAAAAGCAATTCCTAAAGACGATTCATTTGATCCACCTAAGGATAAAAGAACACGTTTTCAGAAAGTAGCTCAAGCTAGGGAGGTTATATATGAAGGAGCCTTTATATTAGGAACTAAGGAGTTATTGAAGTGGGAAAAAGCTACTAATATGATTCGACCATTATCTAATACAAATAAGGTAATGATGAATTATATAGCTAGTGCTCCAAGACTTTACAAAGGCAACATAAATTCTTTAGTGTCTAAAATGACACCTTATGCGGATTTATTGCAATTAACACATTTAAAACTACAGCAAGCAATACAAAGAATGACACCTTCAGGTGTTTATTTAGACGCTGATGGTTTAGCTGAAATTGATTTAGGAAACGGCACAAGTTACAATCCGCAGGAAGCATTAAATATGTATTTCCAAACAGGATCTATAATTGGGCGTTCACAAACTGTAGATGGTGAAATGAATCCAGGCAAAGTGCCTATTCAAGAACTACCTGGAGGTGGTGGCAATCAAATTCAAATATTAATAGGTGCATACAATCAGTACATACAAATGATGCGTGATGTTACTGGTTTAAATGAAGCAAGAGATGGTTCTGATCCAGATCCTAAAGCTTTAGTAGGTGTTCAAAAGCTAGCTGCAGCAAATAGTAATACAGCAACTAGACATATATTAACTAGTAGCATGTTTATTACCACAAGTTTAGCAGAAGCAATTTCTTTACGATTTAAAGACGTATTAGAATTTCACCCTTCTAAAGAAGCTTTTATAACAGCATTAGGTAGATTTACTGTAGGGTCTTTAGAAGAACTAAAAGACTTGCATATACATGATTTTGGTATATTCCTAGAGTTAGAACCTGACCAAGAAGAAAAGCAAATGCTCGAAGCTAATATACAGGTAGCACTTTCACAAGGAAGTATATTTTTAGAAGACGCTATTGATATAAGAGAAATAAACAATACGAAATTAGCTAATCAACTTTTAAAGTTTAGAAGAATTAAAAAACAACAAGTTGATCAAGCACAAGCTCAAGCAGCAAGTACAGCGCAGGCAGAAGCACAGGGTCAAGCTCAAATTGTTGTCGAGCAAGCTAAAGCTCAAGCAGAACAAGTTAAAACAGAATCTAAAATACAAGTTTCAACAGCTGAAAACGAATTGTCTATTAAAAAAATGGAAGTTGAAGCTAGAACAAAAAGAGAACTTATGCAATATGAGTTTGATTTAAATGTTCAATTAAAACAATTAGAACTACAAGCTCAAAAAGAATTAGTAGAAAAACAAAGTGAAACTCAAAAAGAGATAGCTAGCACAAAAGTTAGTGCATCTAAAATAACCGGCCCACCAGATACAGGTAAGCCACAAAAATCTTTTGAATCTAAAGGTAATGACGTTTTAGGAGGTTTTGATTTATCAAGATTTGAGCCTAGATAAAACTATTTAAACTATTTTATTATATACAATTATGGAAGAACAAATTAAAGTTAACGCTGTAGAAGATAATACACCTCCTGCAACACCACAAGAAAAAGAAGCTGCTGTTTTAGAACAGGCTATTAATGAAGGTTCTGTTGATGAATCATATGGTCTACAGGAAGATGGCGTTTACAAAGTAAATTTAGACAAACCACCAACAACCAAAGAAGATGCCATTCAAGAGCAAGAAACAGAGAGCGTATCTGTGGGCGATGGAGCCGAAGATAGCCCGGAAGTGGACGAACAAGTACGGGAGCAAGATACAAAAGAAGAAGACAAAGAAGAAGAAGTAAATGATGATTCACCATTAGAATTAATTAATGATGAACCAGAACAAGAAGTGCATCAAGAAGAGCAAGAGATACAACAAGATGTACAGCAAGAAGTAAAACAGGAAGAACCTAAAGTAGTTTTACCTGAAAACGTAGAGAAGTTAGTTAAGTTCATGGAAGAGACTGGAGGATCGGTAGAAGACTACGTAAGTCTTAATCGTGACATTTCTAAAATGGACAATACAACTTTACTAAGAGAATACTACAAGAGTACTAAACCTCATTTAGACGCAGATGATGTTGATTTTTTATTCAATAAAAATTTTGCGTATGATGAAGAGACGGATGATCCGTCAGACGTTAAAGCTAAGCAATTAGCTTTTAAAGAAGAGTTATATAATGCTCAGAATCACTTTAATACTAGTAGGGAAAAATACTACGCTGATCTTAAGTTAAGAAAGCAAGATAGTGTTGCTCCTGAATATATTGAAGCAATGGACTATTATAATAACTCTAAGCAACAATCAGAAGAATATAATAATCTTCAAAAAGAGTTTATTGAAAAAACAAATAAAGTTTTTAACGATAATTTCAAAGGTTTTGATTTTAAGGTCGGAGAAAACAAATACAGGTTTAAAGTAGATAACACAGAAAAAGTTAAACAATATCAATCAGATATTTCAAATTTTATTAATGAATTTGTCGGTGATGATGGAGCTGTAGCTGATGCCTCAGGGTATCATAGAGCTTTATTTGCTGCTAAAAATGCAGATAAGATTGCAAATCACTTTTATGAGCAGGGCCGTGCCGATGCTGTAAGAGAAGCTGCTAAGCGAGCAAATAATATCAATATGGATCCTCGCGTTGATAATTCAACAATTAAAACCGATCAAGGTGATAAAATTAGAGTAGTATCTGGAAATTCATCTGATAAGTTGCGCATTAAATGGAACAAATAACACAACTTAAAATCAAACAAAATGGCTTTTACTAGTGGCATACCTGCCTCATTACAACCAACCCAGTCTAAAACACTTTATTCTGGAAACTACATTGATTTCACCTCAGCGGCACATGATCAATGGACACAACAATTTTTACCCGATGTATACGAAAAAGAAGTAGAGCGCTACGGAAATCGTTCAATCGGATCATTTTTAAGAATGGTATCTGCAGAGATGCCTTCAACATCAGACCAAATCATTTGGACTGAGCAAGGACGTCTACACACTCGTTACGCAAATGTACTTCCTCAAGGAACTGCTGCTGCTTTACCAGCTGTAGGAGCTGCTGCTGTTATTGCAGCTGATGCTAATGCAGGAGGGCGTTTAAATTTTGCTATCCCAGCACAACCAACAAGCGTTGGATTAACATCTGCTACTACAGGAAACTGTAACTTCAAAGTTGGTCAAACAGCTATGATTCAAGTACAGTCAAATGCAACTTCTGCTGTAGGTGGAACTGCTGCTGTAATTAAAGGTGTAGTTACTTTAGTTGAGGACACACGTTTTCAAATTAAAGCATACAAAGCTCACGCTGGTGTAACTGCTGCACAAAGAGTAACAGCAATGGTGTACGGATCTGAATTTGCTAAAGGTACTGGAAACTTTACTGAAAAGCTAGATCCTAGCTATGCTACATTTACAAATGCTCCAATCATTATGAAAGAGCACTATTCAATCAACGGATCTGACACAGCTCAGATTGGATGGATTGAAGTGACTTCAGAAAATGGAGCTGATGGATACTTATGGTACCTAAAATCAGAGCACGAAAATAGACTACGTTGGGAAGACTACGTAGAGATGGCAATGGTTGAAGGTGTTGAAAAAAGTGCAGGAGGAGCTAATATTGCTCTTGGAACTTACGGAGGTAGCCTAGCTGCACAAAATGCACGTGGTACTCAAGGTTTCTTTGATGCAATTGAAGAAAGAGGTAATGTATATTCAGGATTTGGAGCGCAAGCTGCAGGTGGTGGAGCACTTACTGACTTTGATGCTGTTCTTAAGCAATTAGACAAGCAAGGAGCAATTGAAGAAAACATGCTTTTCTTAAATCGTGATCTATCATTAGAAATTGATGATATTCTTGCACAACAAAACGGTGGCTACGCTGGTGGTACTTCTTATGGAGTATTTAACAACAGCGAAGATATGGCACTTACTTTAGGATTTACTGGATACCGAAGAGGATCTTATGACTTTTACAAAACTGACTGGAAATACTTAAATGACTGGTCAACTCGTGGAGGTTTTGGAGATATTGAAGGTGTATTAGTACCTGCAGGTACCTCTACTGTTTATGACCAACAGTTAGGAACAAACATTAAGCGTCCATTCTTACACGTACGATACAGATCTTCAGAGACTGACAACAGAAAAATGAAATCTTGGATTACAGGATCTGTTGGAGGACCAACTAGTTCAGATATTGACGAAATGAGAATGCACTATCTTACTGAAAGATGTCTTGTTACTCAAGCTGCAAATAACTTCGTGTTATTCAAAGCATAGTACTTTTAACTATAGGATACGGGCCCTTCGGGGCCTTGTATTCTTATTTTATATTATTTAATTATGACAACAAAAACAACAAAAGTCCCATCTATTGAAAAAGAATGGGAAATAAAAGACAGAACATACGTGCTTACAAATAATAGAGCACCTATATCTTGGACAATACAAACAAAACACACAGCTAGAAAACCATTGCTTTATTTCGACGAAGCTTCTGGTATAAATAGAGAGTTACGATATGCTACAAATCAAAGATCTTTATTCGTTGATGAACAAGATGGATCTGCAACTTTAGCTCATATTGTATTTTTAGATGGTGTTTTAGATGCTCCAAAAGAACAACAAAATTTACAAAAATTACTTTCTTTATATCATCCGGAAAAAAATCAATTATGGATGGAGATTGACGAAGTACAAGAAGCCGAAGATGAAATTGATGTTTTAGAAATGGAACTTGAAGCTTTAAATCTCGTTAACGAAATTGACATTGAACATTTAGAGGCTATTATGAGAACTGAATTAGGTTCTACAGTAGCTAGCCTTTCTTCTAAAGAATTAAAAAGAGATGCGTATAGATTTGCTAAATCGCAACCTGAATTATTCTTAGAGCTTGTTCAAGACGAAGATATAAAATTAAGAAACTTAGCTAATAGAGCTGTTGAGGTTGGAATTTTACAACTAACTGATGACAATACTGTTTTTAAATTTGCTAATGGCAAAAAGGTTTTAACAGTACCATTTGAACAGCATCCGTACGCGGCTTTAGCTCAATACTTTAAAACTGATGAAGGCGTAGATTTAATGAAATCTATAACAAAAAAGCTTTCATAAATACTTGGCGTAGAGTAAGAAATTAACTCTATGCCGTCTAAACCAATACAACAAATATAAATGGTAAATATAGATAACGTCTACAACACTGTATTAGTAATAACTAATAAAGACAACCGTGGATATATAACACCAGAAGAATTTAATAGGTTAGCAAATCAATCTCAAAACGAAATATTTGAAAGCTACTTTAGAAAGCAATCTTCTTATGAGCTTAATGCAAATATAACTAGTGATTTTGCAGATCCTGTTTTAAACACTTCTGAGAAAATAAACGAATTTTACGGTAACGCTGATTTAGCGTTAAACAATGGCGTTTTCAATTACCCTGATAACTTTTATAGACTAGGAGTTGTGTCTGCTAATAATAAAATAGCAGATTTTGCACATCATTCAGATATAAAATACATTAATCAATCACCTTTAACTTACCCTGTTGAAGGTCAACCCGTGTATACTTTAGCTCAAAATGGAGTTAAAGTATATCCCAGCACTATAATAACTGGCGTTAGTATAGATTATTTAAAAAAGCCTAATAGACCTAAATGGGGTTACATTATGCCCACAGCTGCGCAAATAGCTGCAGGTGTGCCTAATAAACCTATTTACGATCCAACACAATTTGACCCCACTACAGATAGTTATAATACACCTACTAAATCCTATAACTTTGAGTTGCATGCATCTGAAGAATACGATTTAATAGTAAAAATATTAACCTATGCTGGAGTGGTTATAAAACAAGCTGATGTAGCAGGCTTTGCACAAGGAAGAGAACAACAAATAGCAGCAACTGAACAATAATGGCAATATCAAGAAGACCTTTAGACGTAGATAATTATTCCGCATTAGATGGTGGAACAGGATTAGCTATACCAGGATATTACAGTAGAACTAACTTAAACGATATAATTAACAACTTTATGGTTGCTTATATTGGAGATGGTAAAGTTTTAACAAAAGTACCTAGATATGAAGTTGCTTTTTGGGCACAAAGATCTGTTCAAGAGTTCAGTTATGATATTTTACATTCTGAAAAATCTATAGAAATAGAATTAAGTCCTACTAAAAGCATATCATTACCTTCGGATTATGTTAATTATGTTAAAGTTTCATATACTGATTCTAATGGTGTAATGAGACCAATACTTCCAAGTAGAACAACCACGGCTAATAAAGCTGTTGCACAAGATCAAGATTATAAATATTTATATGATCAGGCGGGTGATATAGTTTTTAAGGAAACATCTGAAACTATTGATAAGTATCAATCAGCAAGTAGACCATTAGATGCTGAGCAAACTCAAGACTATTATAACGGATATTTTGATACAGATGACTACGAATATTATGGCAGTCGATACGGCGCAACTCCTGAATATCAAAATATTAACGGTACTTTTGTTTTAGACACAGAGGCTGGTAAAATTTATTTTGACG